GCTGGAACATATTAATGTTAAATAGTTTCAGTTGTAAAATTAAACGTTATTGTTTTCTTGGAATCTTCATTCGGTCCCGTTTGAGCTTCTTCCAACATTTCCAGGTTTTGCAGAGCCATCCTTAGGACGGCTATTTGGTCTTTTCTCTGCGAAACCACTGGTGGAAGGGGTTCCCCTCTGAGAGCCAGCACCATTCTTGGTTTCTGGTTCAGTGCGCTGATTGCGTTGTGGATTGTCTTTTGCGCTTTTCCCATGCACGTCACGAAACTGTTGAGGTCTCGCTGGATGGGGGGGTCCTCTATCTTTATGTCCTGGATCACTTCGATCAAATGACCGATGTCCCGGTCGATCTCGGCGATTATTTCCTGGATCAGCTCTTGTCTGTTTTGATTGTTCATCTTTTTCTCTTTGATGATCGCCCACAGGTTCCGATGGTTCACCATCATCACCGAGAGTATCCTTATATGGATTAGGTTCTTCATCTCGGTTGAGGGGTTGGAACTCCCAAGGGTTGTGACACTTTTCCATTTGAGCGCAGAATTGTAACAAGGTTTCTGCTTCAAATCCAGTTCTTGCAGCGATGCAATTTAGCATCAAGGGAATGTCAGCTACTGCTTGTGGCCATGCACCTCCATTTGTTAACCAGTACGATTTCTCCTTATCCTTGGATATTCTGGTGAAGCGATTGGTATCTTCATCCACGGTCGTTTGGTAATTGCGCTTGATCATCTTACAGTAGTGCGATGTGACAGGTGTTAGTGCATCCGTCACCAAATAACCATCCAACCTATCCATAGCGGCAGTTGTTATTGGTATATTTGGATCTCGAACTGTAAGGTGCAATTTTCTCCAAGTACGTAAGGGATCTTGTATTGAGGTGTTTGTTGTGGTAGGATCTACAAAAACTCGAGCTAAGAACGTTACTCCTGTTTCTGGTTTGCAAGTTTCATATTTTATTTTCAAACCTAAGTTGTTACACACCTTGTTGTATTCATTACCAGTACCAGCGTAGGTGATGCCGTCATCTCCAAATTTAGCTAACATGTTACGGAAACATTCATCAACGCTCATAAATGGAAACTTTTTCCGGAGTACAGCATATTCAACGAAGGCACTAGTATGTGTGTTTTGGTCACAGGTTGGTGGTGATCCACTCTTAACTCCATATCCAGGTTCATATTTGAAATTAAAGCGTTTCGCATAAGCTGGTATAGAAAGAAGGAAACTTCCATATTCTTTAATTTCCTCGTGGAATTGTAAATCATAATACCTCAACATGGCAGCCATGTATATTTCCTTTTGAATCCAAGAGGAAGTAGAACCATCAAGATTTTCGAAGTCTGTTTCAGCCAAATTACTAGCTTGTGAGGCTTGAAGGCAAATCAGTTCAGCAATCTGCTCAGGAGTCTTACCAGGGCAGAACCAATGTGCATTGTGTTCTGAATGCAGAACGTCATTGCGATATTTCAAGGTGAAACGTGAGAACTTCAATAAGAATCTTATATCAGGATAGGCAGATATTATTCTTGGTGGTTTGTTTGTAGGTTCATTCTTACAGAAGGATTCAATGATCTTGCGGGGTTTCTGATCGACGGTTTCCCATATTTGTTTCAACGCGATGATTTGCGAAGGTTTATCTAACTCTTCGGCCACTTCATAATAGGAGTAGGGAATACCTTTGTGTGGTATTGGTATAATAAGCTTGACAAATTCCATGGCAAACATTCTATATTGGTCGTTAGGTATCTTCTTATTCGCGTAAAAAGTTACCCTTCTATCAATTGAAAGTGACATGGACTCCCATCTTTTGATCATAGGCATCTTATTTTCATCGGTAGTTATGGGTGCAGAATATGCTCTAGCACTTATTTCAGGCATATCTGCATCTGAGGTCACGGCCCAGTGGGCTTTGGGGACACTAGCTCGTACCATGCAATCGGGTCTAGGTACAGACGGCACTTTTCCAGTAAAGTATTGGCATATCAGGGACATTTTCTTAGGGTCTTTCATTCCTAAAGCATACATTCTAGTTGATACAGATTGTTGTGTGGACAATCCCATAAGGAAATCATATGTTTCCTTTTCTATGGTCACACTAAGGTCTTCTCCAGCTCTTCCGAAATTAATCATCTTTTCAGCATTTTCATCAACGTATGTTATTACATTCCAACCCTTGCGAGTCGGATCAGAATATTGAATTCTACTCAGTTGACGAGCGTGAATATTATTAGGAAGAAACCAGAATTTCCAAACAGTGTATTGTGGTAT